AAATTAAAATTATTAAAACTAAAAGGAGAGATGAATAATGAATAAAAAGAAATATCNAGAAAAAAGACANAATNTAATTAANGAAAGCAGANNANNTNATTAATGANGGNAANANAGAAGAAGCTAATGCAAAAATGGAAGAAGTTAAAGAGTTAGATAATAAGTGGGAAGAAATTACAAAGGCCCAAGCTAATCTAAACGCTTTAAATGACAACACAAAAATAACTGATATTACAGCACAAAGCTTAAATGTTAAAGGTACAAAAGAGGTTGATACCATTCAAAAGCCTGTACCCGTGAATGATGACAAGATGTATGAAACCGCATGGGCTAAGACTATGCAGGGCAAAAAGCTTGACGCAAACGAGCAGGCGGTTTTTGATAAAGTAAACCGCTGAGTTTCAGAACNNTTATACTCACGACACCGGCAATACTCCTACACTGATTCCTCAGACTGTGGTTGCTGGTATTTGGAAGAGAGCCNAGGAAATGTATCCTCTCTTGGGTGATGTCAAGAAGTACAACGTAAAGGGTACATTGGTAATCAACAAACATACCGCAATAGCAGAAGGTGACGCAGCTTGGTATGATGAAGATACCAACACAGCAGACGAAAAGAATACATTTGGACAGTTAACCTTATCCGGATGTGAGCTTGCAAAGTCCATTACTGTAACCTGGAAGCTAAGATCAATGGCAACAGAAGATTTTATACCTTATATCAAAAACGAACTTGGCGAGCGTGTCGGTGTTGCACTTGGCACAGCTATTGCAGTAGGTAAAGGCAAGCCGGGTGAAGGACAATCGTTTAAGCCGGAGCCTTTGGGAATCGAAACTGCATTACTTGCAGAGGACAACACTCCACAGGTAATAACATATACAACCCGATGCTGACCCATTGGCATACGAAGACTTCACCGCAGCGATAGGGAAAATCCATTCGTCTTACTTGGCGGGTACCGCAATCTATGCCAACAATGCTACAATCTGGGGACAGCTTGCTAACTTGAAAGATAGCACGGGCAGACCATTGTTCATTCCTGATCTAACCTCCGGCGGAGTAGGCAGAATGTGGGGATTTGCGGTTAAGGTTGACGCAGGCGTAAGCAACGATACGGTTATCATCGGGAACCCCAATAAGGGTTATGTGCTGAACATCAACGAACCATGAGCCTTGCAACCGAGGAAACACGTTAAGGCAAGAACTGTTGATTATGCTGCATATACAATCGTAGACGGAGGGCTGCTTGACACCAAGGCATTTGCACTAATAAAAAAATCCTCTTAACCGTTAGCCCTGAAACAGCCACGTTTGACCTCAATCCAAGGGGCACCGGTTACGATGACGTGGTGCTAACGGTTGCCGTTAATATCGGCACAGTAACCATAGGGTGCGATATACACATCGGAGATACTAAGCTGACAAAAAACACTCACTACACTGTAGACGGTGGAGCGGTCACGCTGAAAGCAACATATCTTGACGACCTTGAGGAAGGCGATTACACAATCACTATTNAGACCAACAAGGGTAATGTGACAACTGTAATCACCGTTGAAGATACAACGGCTTTGACAACTGACCCGGCAACGGCAACATTTGACAAGAACTCCGAAAACCTCGAAGGTTATGTTGACTTAGAATTCGAAATCAAGCACAACACCACCGGAGTAACTCTTGCGTCCGTTTTACAATGGCAATACAGAATTACACGCTGACCGAGAATTACACCACTGACGGTCTGGTTATTACGATTCTCAAAACATACCTTGCTACGCTTGACAAAGGTGCTATCACAATTACATTTAAGACTAACAAGGGCGATGTTGACGCAGTAATCACCATCGAGGACACAACGGAAGTAGGTTAAAGGAGGGAATCGCTGATGAAATATGAAGTCATCCGGCGGTTTCGTGACAAGTATACCGGGGAGATAATTCTTCCCGGTGCCACTTTTATTTGTGATGAAGCCGACCGGATTAAAGACCTAACTGACAGAGGCATTATCAAAAAAACAGAAAGAGAAGATGGTGACTGGAAAGACTACCTTCAAAAATATCCTGCAACAGAAGAGTATTTGTCAAGTTACACCAAAAAAGAACTGCAGGCTATGCTTGATGATAAGTGTATAGAATACAACCCAAAGCAGACCAAGGCAGAACTTATAAAACTGTTAGGCGGTGATTAGATGCTTGACGATGTAAAAACCGTATTGAGGATATCAAGCAATGCATATGATGCTGAGATTGAGGATTTGATTGAAGCTGCCAAGATGGATTTAAAACTGTCAGGGATAAACGTAAACAAGACGGTGACGGAAACATATACCCCGGAACCGACAGAAGAAAATCCTGAACCAGAGCCGGTAGAAATGCAGGTTGTGGACCCGCTCATAAAACGGGCGATTATCGTCTATGTTAAGGCTAATTTCGGTTGGAATAATCCTGATGCGGAAAATTTTCAACAGTCTTTCTGGATGCTGAAAACCCTTTTAGCACTGTCGCAGGAATATGCGGAGGTGACGGAAGATGCTGTTTAGGGATGTTGTGGAACTTATCAGCGTTACCACTACCGAAAATGACATGGGCGATATCATCGAAACACCGGTTGAGCGTGAAGTGTTCGCTGACAAACAGTCAATCCGTCAGTCTGAATTTTACCAGGCGGCAGCTACCGGACTAAGGCCGGAATTAATGTTTGTTGTCCGGTCAATTGACTACAATGGCGAACCAAAACTAAAGCACGGTGACAAAACATACACTATCATTCGCACATACGACAAAGACGGGGAACTGATAGAGCTGATATGTCAGGGGGTGGTTAACCGTGCCAATGCCTAAATCGGTTACTAAGGTAAAAAAGGATGGAATTGAATTTATTTCCAATGTTGACCGTGCGCAGTACACAATCCAAGAACTTTCAAGAGCTGCCCTAAAAGACGTTGCAAAGCTTCTCCGGAAAAGGATGGTACAGGAACTCAAAACCCTTCCCGGCATGAGGCGGTCAAAACGTATCTACAACAGTACTCAATATTGGGTCCGTAAAAGAGATTGCGATCTGCAAATCGGTGTAAAACATGATGCTTGGTACGGTGTCAATCAGGAACTAGGCACAAAAGGGATGCCGAAAAAAAGCGTTATCCGGGAGACAACATTTAAACACATCGATGAAATACGCAAAATACAGGGGCAATATCTTTCGGCCATCGAGGACGAAAACAAGGCCTTGGGGCTAATAGACGAAGAGGAGGAAATAGGCGATGAAATACTTACGTGAACTGCTATACCCGCAATTGAAAGCCATACACCCGCGCGTATATTTCCAGGTCGCTCCCGAAAACGCTCAATTTCCGTACCTCGTCTATGATTTTACGCAAATTACGAATGACGGCGAAGAATTTGAAACTGTAGCGCTTGATGTTGACGGATGGGACATGCCAGCTAAAGGAGATACAACGGAATTGGAAACGCTTATGCAAACCGTGAATGATGCACTAAACAAAAAGACGCTGACTGCTGAGGGATTGGCAGTCACATTTTACTTGGACCGCAAAATACCACTTAGAGACGACAATAAAGATATACAGCGAAGGAAGTACATCTACGAAGGAAGACTATTTGGAAGGAGTTGAGAGGATGAAACTCACACAAGAACAGATTGAAAATATTCAGATTGATTATGGCTTAGTGTACGTCAACTATGGAGAAGTAGGCGAGAAGCAACTTGCGCCCACACGCGGCGGTGGTACTTTCACAGTCACAAAGAATATTCGCGAAATCGAACATGATGGCCGGAAGGGCAAGACAAAGGGTATGCAGGTTGTTGACGAAATCAATGCTATGCTATCCATTCCGCTACTTGATACAAGCATGGAGAATTTGGCCCTAGCTATGCCGTGGGCGACATATTCGGACGGCAAGCTGTCCGCAAAAAGCTCTAATCTTGGAGTGATACAAGATAGTGCGTATTTGTCCAATATAACCATGTTTGCCAAAGTAATCGGCGGCGGGTACAAAAAAATCACACTGTACGAAGCTATGACGGAAAACGACTTTTCGCTTGCCGCAGCACCGAAAGCCGAGGGCGTTGTGACATTGGAAGTACACGCGCATTGGGATGCTAAAAATGATGATTCCGACCTGTACGACATTGAGGATGTTGGAACAATCAGCGCCGACACAACTGGCCCGACCGTAACCACTGATCCGGCTGATACTGATGATGATGTTGCTGTATCAAGCAATCTCACCGCAACGTTTGACGAGGACATACGTCAGGGCGATATAAAAGCTGATAACTTCACGCTGATAAAGGCCAGTGATGGCACAGAAGTTACAGGCACGCTGACCTATTCATCCGCAAACAGGACAGCGACATTTGACCCGACTGAAAGTTTGGCGAAATCCACTGATTACATCTGGATTATCACAAACGTCAGAGATTTGGCTGGCAACAAGATGGCCAAAAAGGTAGTAAACTTCAAGACCACATAAGCGGGGGCGGGGAAACCTGCTCTCTAATTTTTTAGGAGGGATAATATGCTCACATTGAAACAGGGCCTGAAATTATCGGCCATAATCGACAAACTCGACTTGAAAATAACAGACCCGAAAGCTTCACAGGAGCAAATTGGGGCTGATTTAATGATGCAAATAATATCAAAGGCTCACAAAGCTGAAAAGGAGATATATGCTTTTGTGGCAGAGGCAAAGGGGATAACGCCACAGGAGGCTGAAAAGGTTGACCTGGTACGGTTCATAAAAGAAATTGCTTCTGATGCAGGTGTGATAAATTTTTTCAAATCTGCGGTCACCTGAAGGGGCCGCGCATAGCTGAATTATTGTCAAAAACATACAATCCACAACTGATTATGGACTTACCTTTGTCCGCAGCCGTGGATTATTTGATTTACGCAATTGAACAGGAAAAAGAACAGGCTGCATGGGAATTAT